TCCAACAAGTACTGTTTTTTCTTTAGGGGCTGGACTGGCTGTCAATGCGTCAGGCGCAACTTACGTTGCCTACCTCTTCGCATCCTGCCCCGGTGTTTCCAAGGTTGGAACCTACACAGGCAACGGCTCATCACTCAACGTAGACTGTGGGTTCACTAACGGCGCTCGCTTTATTCTCATTAAGCGCACTGATCTTGCGGGTGACTGGTACGTTTGGGATAGCGCGCGTGGAATAATCGCTGCGAACGATCCGTATTATATACTTAACGCTACAGCGGCCCATGTCACGAACAATGACACTCTTGATCCGCTCTCTACAGGTTTTACCGTCAATCAAGTAGCAGCCACGAACGTCAACGTCTCTGGCGCCGCATACATCTATCTAGCAATCGCGTAAGGAGGAACGACATGCCTGATTTTCGTATACGCGCCTCCGGTGAAATTGTTTCTGATCTTCAGCGTGCCTTCCCTCACATTTCAATTCCGCAGCCCGTCTCGGCAAATGATCTTGAAGCTCTTGGCGTCGACCCGATCCTCGAGGGGCCGCAACCCGTTCCAACACGTTTCCAATCCTTGGTTCGTGGCGGCCCTACGCAGGACGGTGGCCTCTGGTTTTGGGGCTACAGCGTTGTTGATTGGGACGCAGAAGTTATCGCCGCCGAAACCGAGCGCCAGTGGGCGGCTGTCCGCATCGAGCGCAATAAAAAGCTATACGAAAGTGACTGGACGCAACTCGCTGATGCTCCCGTCGACGACATTGCTTGGGCCGTCTATCGGCAGGCACTTCGCGACGTAACAACCCAATCCAATCCGTTCAACATCATTTGGCCGGTCCCACCTGAATGACAACTTTTGTCTACTACGTCGACTCTGGCTATTGGACCGATGGGTACACAAGCGACATTGTTCCAAGTTATGTTGAGACGGCAGCTATTGTTTCAACTTCTATATTGTCTAAAGCATCCGCCATTGACGTAAAGCACGTTTCCGGTGTGGCTTCGTCGGTGGTACAATTTAAGGCAACTGCATCTTGCCTTTTTGTCGAAGCTGCAATCGCACAAGGACTATCTAGCGCACGGTCTGAAGCAACACGAGCGCGCCTTGCATTTGCAGCAGGAGACGCGCGTTCGGCGGCTAGTCTTAGTGTAGCGTCCGTCCGCGTATTGGTTGACTTAAACATTAAAGCACAGAGCTCCGCCGCAGCTAACGCAACACTACAACTGCTGCCCGCAGCTCAGAGCACGACATCAACAAATGCTTCGGCAAGCGCGCGATTTTTGTGGGTCGCACCGGAGCTCGATAACGACGCCCCCTCATGGGTTGGTGCCAACACTGACACCTCTTCGTGGACAGACACTGACCCGGCCACCGGGAATTGGAGTTAGATAAATGGCTGATAGTCAAACCGCACTTCTGCCCGATGGTACGAACCGCCTCACTAAGCCAGAAATTGGCGGGAGTCGTGACACATGGGGCAATAAGACAAATGCCAACTGGGATTATGTCGCGTCAAACCTATCGCTTGTAAATACCACAGCGACAGCCGCGCTTCCAAAGAGCGGCGGGACATCAACCGGCAAGCAAATATTTGACGCCGGTATACGGCTGACACACGTCACTGCAAACCCGACACCAGTTGGCAACGGCGATCTATGGACAACCACCGGCGGCATCTTCGCTTACATCAACGGCGTCACCCGTCAGGTTATTGACAGCACCGGCGGTACTCTGACGAACTTCCTAACACTTCACGCGGCGCCAACAGCCGATCTTCATGCTTCGACCAAAAAGTATGTTGACGACCGCGTTGGCGATCACACGCACGCGGTTTCAAAATTAACGCAGTCTGGTGCAACGACAGGCCAAGTAATTACATGGAATGGCACGCAGTGGGTGCCGCAGACAGCTACTGGCGGCACCGCATCAGGTGTAACAAGCTTCAACACGCGAACTGGAGATGTGACTTTAGGCTCCCTCGACGTGATCGGCGCTTTGGGCTACTCGCCGTTCAGCAATGCTGGCGGCGCGATTAGCGGCGAAACGCGTATAGGGACGGCCAGTGCTATCGGCGGACTTGAGCGTTTGTCGGTCGTAGCGACGACAGGTCAAAGCGTGCTTGCATTGCGGACCGTATCGAACTCAGCAAACCTAATAGCTGGTTACAACGCAGCAACAGACCTCGTCTTCAATGTCAATGGTTTAGGTGCAATAACCGCTCGAAAGATAAACGCGGGCTCAAGCACTGGTTTTACCGCGGCAAACGCCTCTTTCACGAACACAAACGATTGGGCTTTAGAGGCTTGGACTACAAACGGCCCCGCGCTCGCCGTCCGAACCGACATTAATGGTCTGCCGTTTGTGAGTTTCTTCTACAACGGCTCCATCGCTATCGGCGGGATCATAAACAACGCCACTTCGGTCGCTTACAACACATCGTCTGACTACCGACTCAAGGACAACGTCGCCGACTACACGTCGGGCGTTGCTCTTATTAAGCAGCTGCGCCCGGTGACATTCCGCTGGAAGGCGGACCCCTCCGCCCCGAGCACTATCGGCTTTATCGCTCACGAAGTGCAGGCCGTGCTGCCGCAAGCAGTTACCGGCCAGAAAGACGCGGTCGACAAAGACGGCAACATTCTGCCGCAGGGTATCGACCAATCAAAGATCGTCCCGGCCCTCACAGCTGCTGTGAAAGAGCTTGAGGCCCGCGTTGTAGCACTCGAGGCCAAGTGAGGAAGAGGACGTGGACGTGGAACGCACAATCGGCGCCTTCGAGGCTAAAATTGACCGGCTTGAGAAAGATGTCGCCGCGCTCGTCGCAAAGCAGGACGAGATGCTGACCATCCTCCACCAAGCGCGCGGCGGCTGGAAAGTCATGGTGATGGTAGGCGGCGCCGCCGCCGCCCTCACACTATTCCTCACTAAAGTATTGGCGTGGGTATGGAGTTTGCCGCGTTGATGAAGATTAGCGCCGTGGGCGAAAAACTCATCAAACAATTCGAGACCTGCGTCCTCTTCTGTTACGACGACGCCGTCTACCCTTCGAAACCATTTAAGGGTGGAACGCCGAAAGGTGAACTCACCATAGGCTGGGGTCATACCAAGTACGCCGGTGATCCGGTGCCCGTTGCTGGTATGAAAATCTCGCGGATAGAAGCCGACGCGATCCTACGACGCGATCTTCTTCGATTTGAAAGCCGCGTGAAGTCTCTTGTGAAAGTAGAGCTGACCCAGTCACAATTTGACGCGCTCGTGTCGTTTGACTTCAACACCGGCGGCCTTGGCCGCAGCACACTGCTGAAGAAGCTTAATGCCGGTAATTACGACGCCGTGCCCGGCGAGCTGATGAAATGGGTCAACGATAATGGCAAGGCGCTCCCGGGCCTCGTCAAGCGCCGCCGCGCAGAGTGCGCGCTGTGGCGCGGCATCGACGAGAGCGAGCCGCCGGTGCGTGCTAACGTCCGCCCTGAAACTCCGCAGCCGTCGAAGAGCATCGTGCAGTCCAAAGAGGCAAACGCCGCTCTTTTAACCGGCGCCTTGTCCGGTGTGCAGGTATCGAATGATGTGATGCGCGCCGCAGCTGAAACACATTCTAACGCGAGCATGATTGCCGACCTTCTGACATCCCCCGGTTTTTTGGCGATGCTCGTTATCGCGCTCGCAGCGGCAGGTATTTGGTTCTGGCGGTATCGCCGTTTGCAGGAGGAAGGTGCGTGATTGCTTTCCTGCTTACACCGATTGGAAAATATGCTGTCGCTTTTGCGCTTATCGTCACGCTGTTTGGTGGTTTCTACATCAAGATCAGAAGCGATGCCCGCGCTGCTTACGAAGCAACCCTGCGCCAGCAAGAGATGAAAAGGATACGCGATGCGCTCGACAACGATGCTCGTTTGTTTCGCGAGCTTTCTGATCCTCGGCGGCTGCGCGATGACGACGGGTTCAAGCGGCCTTAGTGCTTGCCAAGTCTGGCATCCCATATTCTGGGACGACGCTGATACAGACGAGACTATCAGGCAGGCGAAAGCGAACAATGCGCGTCGCACTGGTTACTGCGGAAGGGATTGAGGCGTGCCATACACAATACTGAAACTGCCGCCGGGTGTCGTTCGTGGTGCGACTGACAGCCAAGCGCAGAACAGCTGGTACGATACTAACCTCGTGCGCTGGCGTGAGGGGGTGCTCACACCGATTGGCGGTTGGGCTAGAATCGGAGATAGCGGCGTTCTGACTAAAGCGCGCGCCATCGCCGCGTGGACCGATAACACTGATCAGCGCCTTGTCGCGTTCGGCTGCGACAGCCACATCCATGTGCTGGAAGGGCCGGTTCTGCGTAACATTACCCCTGATGAATTTACCAACTTTACTGACGATACTACGGGTGGAGGTTACGGCGCCCTCGCATACGGGGTTGACTACGACCCAACACCTGACACGACATACGCAATTAGCTCAATAGGTCGAGCGAGTAATGTCGTTACCGTCAACACAACACTGCCCCATAATCTACAACCGGGAATGCTAGTCGAAATCGCTTCTGTTAGCGACGCGACATTCAATGGCCGTTTTAACGTCGTCGCAGCTGTAGATGCTGATACCTTCACCTACTCGCAGACTGGCAGCAACGTAACGTCCGCCGCGCTTGGCGGCACTTACCAAGACATCATCGCATACGGCACGCGGCGCTCTGGCGGGAGTACAATCTACACCCGCGCTTTCAACTTCTCCCTAGACACGTTCGGTCAGACGCTAGTCGGCGTCGCATCGACAGATGGGCGCCTGTTGAAGTGGTCGCCCGGCGAGGCTAAGGCGACAGCTGTCACCAACGCCCCAACAGGCAACCGCGCGTGCGTCGTCACCGACGAGCGCCACATCATGCTGCTGGGTGCGGACGGCAACCCGCGCCGCATAGCGTGGTGCTCACGCGAGGATTTCACTGACTGGAATTTCTCATCGATTACAAACACAGCAGGCTTTCTCGATCTCGACACGCCGGGCCACCTTCTAGCTGCGCGTAACGTCAAGGACGGCATCCTCCTGTTTACCGACAGCGAAGTCTGGCTTGCGCGCTACGTCGGCATGCCATTTGTCTACGCAGCCGAGCGCGTAGGCTTCAACACCACCCTGATCAGCTCGCAGGCTATCGCCGCGTTTGGTAACAAGGCCGTGTGGATGGGGCAAGAAAGCTTCTGGCTTTACGACGGCGGCTTTGTAAAGCCCCTCCCCTGCAATGTCGGTGATTTCGTGTTTGACGGCATTGAGCGCGATATTGCCGGGACGCGCGTTACCTGCTCCGTAAATGGCATCTTCCCCGAGGTGTGGTTCTTCTACCCCGAAAACGGAAACACCGAAAACAGCCGCTACATTATCTGGAATTACGCCGAGGGCTGGTGGGCTATCGGCGATGGCGTCAAACGCACCGCGATGACGCCCGCCGGTGTTTTCCCGTACCCGATTGCGACGGACGAAGACGGCGTGATCTTCCGGCACGAAGAAGGGTGGCTTGGCGACGGCTCCAGCCTTGTCGGCGAGATTTACGCTGAGACGGCGGCGGTGAGCGTCGGCGCCGGGGATCAGGTCGTCTCGATCTCTCGCGTGCAGCCGGACAGCGGCTTCGGCTACGACAAGACGTCGTTCACCTTTTACGGGCGCTACGCAAAAGAAGGTTCGGAGACGACGTTCGGCCCCTACAACTGTCGCGCCGGGGGATATATGGACACGCGTGTCTCTGGCCGCGACATCCGACTGCGGCTTGAGGCGCGTGAGACGGGCGACTGGTCTGTCGGTGATTTTCGCATGCAAGTAATTCCACGAGGCAAACGCTAATGGCTGTCTTGTCTATCGGACGGCGTAACGCCCTCCCATCCCCGCCGGATCGCTACGAGCAGTCCTACATGGCTCAGTTGGTCGACGCTCTGCGCGCCGCAATCAATCATAAAATGGATAATCAGAGCGCGGTCTCGTTCTTCTATTTACAGTCCGATGGTGGTAAGGTGTTTCGTGTTTCAGTGTCAGACTCCGGTGTCCTTTCTGCGACGCAGGTCGTGGCGAAGGACGGCAACGAAACTGAGGTTCCCTGATGCTAACTGAAGGCGCGATGCTCGCCCGCCTTCAGAGGGCGCTAGACTTCGGGAATAATACTCACACGTTGCAGGATGTCTTCGCGGCGCTGAAGACCGGCGAGATGCAGTGCTTCTGGAGCGACAACGCTTTTGTCGTGACCCAAATCTGCGAATACCCACAAAAGCGCGTCCTCCTCATCCCGTATCTTGCGGGCGAGCTGGACGAAGTTATGAGCTTACAGCCACAGGTCGTAGAGCACGCGAAGGCAAGCGGCTGCTCGGACATGATGGTGATCGCGCGCAGAGGATGGGAAAAGGTGCTTCCCAAATTCGGATGGACACGAAGCAGCACCGTCTTTGATTTCAAGGTGGGTTGAGATGGGTAAGTCCGCTCCTAAAAACCAGACTGTGACAAACGTCACCAAACTCCCCGAGTGGGTAGAGAACGCGTCGCAAGACAACTATAATAGTGCGGTGAACATCGCCAATAATTTGGCGCAGCCGTTCACGGGCAACATGGTCGCTGGCATCAATAACGGCTACTACAACGCCGCTAACGCCATGACCGCAGAGTATGCGAACGCCGCCTCCCCCTATATGCTCGACGCAATGGGGATGGCGACGCAGGCAGGTGGTTACCAGCCATTAAACGTCACCGCTGACCAGATCGGCTATCAAGGTGTCAGCTCGAACAATATCTCGGCTGATAATGTTAACGCGCAGACGTTTCTGAATAATCAGCAAAACCTGCAAGCGTATATGAACCCGATGCTGGCGAACGTCGAGAACTACGCTCTCGAGAATGTCGACCGGCAGCGGCAGCTCGCGCTGAACCAGACCGGCGACCAAGCGGCTAGCACCGGCGCATTCGGTGGCTCGCGTCAGGCAATTCGTGAGGCAGTGACGAACGCCGAGTCTGCGCGCAATGCCGGTCAGATTTCCGCCGGGCTCCGCGCCGACGCGTACAATAACGCGCAGAACCTTATGCAGGGCGACTTTAATCGCATGCTGCAAGGCGATCTCGCTAATCAGCAGTCGAACCTCGCGGCGTCGCGGTCAAATCAAGAGGCGGCATTGCGTGCTGCGCTCGCTAACCAGCAGGCGGGCCTCACCTCCTCCGCCGCAAACCAGCAGGCAAATCTACAAGCATTGCTCGCCAACCAGCAGGCGGGTCTCACCAGTAATCAACAGCGCCTCGCAGCGTCCGGCGTTCTAGGAAGTCTCGCCGGTCAGTATCAGCAGCTCGGCTTGCAAGGCGCGGGCGCGATGGCTTCGCTTGGCGATTTTCAGCGAAACTACGAGCAGCAGCTGCTAAATCAAGAAGCCGCACGATACGACGCGCAGCGAAACTACCCGCTTGAGCAGCTCAACATCAAGATGTCGGCGCTTGGCATGTCGCCATACGGTAAGTCGACGTCGACGACCGGCCCCGCGCAAACGCAGGGCGCCAACTATGGCATGCAGGCGCTCGGCGGCGCGCTCTCTGGCGCGCAACTTGGCAGCTCGCTATTCGGCGCTTCAGGCGCGCTCAGTGGCCTCGGTCTCTCGTCGGGTGCGGGCACCGGCATCACGGCGTTGCTTGGCGCGCTCCTGCCATTCTCGGATGAAACCGAGAAGACAGACGTCAAGAAAGTCGGCACTGATCCTGAGACCGGCGTCGGCATCTACGCGTATCGCTATAAGGGCGACCCGAAATCCTACCCGAAAGTCGTCGGCCCGATGGCGCAGGAGATCGAGCAGAAATATCCTGATCAGGTCGTCAACGTCGGCGGCAAAAAAGCGGTGAACCTTGGGTTTGGCCCGATGCGGAGGGCGTTCAAGTGAACGACTTCGGGCGTCGCGCTTATCAATTCTACGTCGACAAAGGCTACCAGCCGCATCAGGCCGCGGCGCTCGCGGGCAACGCGATGGCAGAGAGCCGGGGCAGCACCAGCGTCCTCGGTGATGGCGGCAAGGCGCTGGGTATCTTCCAGTGGCATCCTGATCGTCAGGCGAACCTAAACCGCTTCGCGACATCGCAGGGGCTCGACCCGCGCGCGGAGACGACGCAGCTCGCTTTCAAAGATTGGGAGCTGAATAACACCGAGCGCCGCGCGGGCGATCTGCTGCGCGCGTCGACTGACGTCACCGGCGCCAACAACGCCGTGCTGAACAGCCTGCGCCCGCAAGGCTTCAACCGAAACGATCCCACCGGCTCGCACAATTACTCAGGACGGCTTGGCTTTGCGAACCAGCTGCTCGGGAATGACATGCCCACAACTGCGGGCTCGCCAGCGGCGGACGGAGCCGACTACGCGCCGATGCGAATGGCGCCTAACACAGAAACGAATTCACCGGCTACTGCCGGGTTACTTGGGGCGCAGCCAAACCTCGCCGCCGCAGGCATGCAGATGATGCGGGCCGCGCAACCGCGCCAAGACCCGTCGCTTAACAATCTTTGGAAAATGGCCCTCGCGAATAACGACACCGAGTACCGTCCGCAGCAGATACGCCGCATTGGACTGCTAGGCTAAGGAGACACGCATGCTTGATTTTCTTTCGGGCCTCCTCGGTGGCGGCTCCCAAGGCGGCGGAGTAGACGGCGCAACGCCTGCACCCGCCCCTCAATATTCTCCTGCACAAATGAAGATGGCGGACAGCTACGGACTGCCACCTGAAATGGTCGCCGAGGTTCAACGCCAGAATGGTTTTCAGGCGATGGGAAATATTGGCGCAATGCTGATGGCGGCTGGTCAAGCAGGGCCGATTGGTCAGCGCGGACAAATCCTCGCGCAGATGGGCAACGCAATGCCGGATCAAACGCGCTCGCTGCTCAACGCGGCGCAGCTGCGCATCTACGCAGACACGCTTAAAGACAGGCAATCTCAGCGCGACGCAGACAAGGCGCTGCAAGAAACGCTCACTGGCATCGTGCAGGGCAAAACTATGTCGATGCCGGTTGGCACCGGCGCGGCAGCGGCCTCACCTGACGCCGCCGTGGCTGGCGGGGCGCCGGGTGCTCCGGCTATCCCGGGCGCTCCTCCTGCTACCGCCCCCGCGGGCGCCGCCGTCAACGGTTTAAATATTTCGCCGCAAATGGCGCAGCTGCTTCTCACGCAGCGGCCTGAAGCGCGCCGCGAAATCATGCAGCAAGTGGTGGCTTCGCGATTGAAGGGCGCAGAGTGGACGCAGCCGTTTAAGATTGGCGACAATCTTTTCCAAACAAACGCGTCCACAGGCGAGATGAAGCAGATAGGCGGCTCAAACACGACGATCAACTTCAACGATCAAAAGCTCCTCGAGTACGACATCAAGCGGCTTGAAGGTATCAACAAGGCGGTCGGCGAGTCGCGCACGATTGCTGGCCCGCTTGAAGTCGCGCACATGCAGCTGATGAACAATATGGAGACTGGGGCAATCGACAGTGCCACGCTCGGCGTCCGCAACATGCTGACGTCGATGGGTCTGATGTCAAAAGAAGACGCCGACAAAGTTAGTCAGCAGCAGCTCTTCACCGCCGTCACCAAGTACATCGTGCCGCGCCTGCGTGTTGAAGGGTCCGGCGCTTCGTCGAACCTCGACGTGCAAATGTTCGAGCAGGCGTCGCCGACGCTTGAAAAAACAGCGGACGGAAACCTATACGCGACCGCATACTTGCGGCAAAATATCCGCGCGCAGCAGGCTTATGCGACAGCTGCCGACAAATACTTCCGCGCGAATAACAGCCTAAAGGGTTTCGACGATTACGCGGAGAAGAATGTGCCGGGCATCTTTGCAAAGGTCGACGGCCAGCCGAGCCCAGAGAACCTCGAAAAGGCAGGCGTTCGCATTGGCGATATGTTCTTCAGCGCCGAAGCTGCGAAGCGCAACATCAACAACGGCTTTATGATCAGGCGGCAATAAATGGCAGAAGAGATTGACTGGATCGCCGAGCAGCTAAAGCGCCCGCAGGTCGGGGCCGCGCCTCCGCCAGCGCCTGCTGGTGGCGAGGTCGACTGGGTGCAGGCGCACTTGCCGCAGCCGAAGCAGCAACCCGCCGCGCAAGGCGGCGCGCAGGTCGAATTCCCTGATGCGCCTACTATCGCGGAA